ACGAAGACCGTTACCAATACGTCTCTGGACAAGCATGTTGCACAACGGTTGTAAGTCAATCGGCCTATCTTTCTCATTATTCTTGCGAACTGATGAGAAACGAGAGGCGTCTCTAACATAAGTCACATGCGAAAGCATACGCGAGAAACATAAGAACTTGTAATTCTTATGTTCGCGAAAGCGTCGGTATGACTCTTTGTGAAAGAGACTTATTGACTTACGTTCGTGCATCATGACGGCCGAAAAGCGCGCACGGGTAGCCCTTTTGATAGCTAGTGTCTCATAGGCAGCATTAGCCCAGAGATCCCAGCAGTCAGAAGTACATTCCCATCTCGACCTCATAAGCTTTGACTCTATCGAGTTAAAACCATGGGTAGGAGATGCCTCAGATCCGTTTGTGAAAACAACCGGAGCTAGAGCGAATTTCTCACACATTTTGTGTATGAGAAGGCGCGCTTTGTACCAGTTACCTGGTAAGAGACTGGGCAGCTTTAGTGACTCATCAAAACTCTTCCAATCAGAGAAACATTTCTGTTTCCTGGTTGACGCGTTTTGACTGTCAGGAAACTCCATTTTCTTGAGGAAACGCTTTTGAGCGAATTCTTCAGGAAACGACAAAGGTTCAGAGAACTTATAAGTCGTTAGGATTTTCTGAAAGGCACGGATTGTGCTTGAGTGAGTCACACTAGCTCCTTAAATCGGGATGGTAGGAGCCGTTACAGGGCGAAAGCCACTGAAAACGTCTTCATCAGCCCAGACGCCGGTGCTAGCAAGGATGCCGAGTAGAGCTTTAACTCGGGCTTTAGACTGAGCGCTTGCGCTCACGCGCAAACGGATGGAAATGGCATCAACCACGTCCTTACCAGAAACGGTGACAGAATTGTCATCGTTAATGATAATCTCAGTTGCATGGTTCGCAGTAGACACACCGTTCAGAGTTTTATTCTGTTCGGTCTGCTTAAAGCGAATGCTCAGGCCAGGGTCGGCCGGATCAGCGTAAACAACGCCGGTCTGTTCGATCTTTTGGATCTTGAGTGCCATGTTAGAGGCTCTTTAACAGTTTCTTGATTGGTTGGTAAGACAGTACGATACCATCCAGAGCTCTCTTCCAATTAAGGAAGGGATCAAAGGAGATGCCGAACTGCGGTTTCGTAAAGATAGATCGAGAATATGACTCAACCGTAACCCTTTGAAGGGTCTCGTCTAATTTGCGGCGAAACTCATGAGTTAAACTCTGAGCTGGCAAGCAAGTATTAGAACCGAAAGCCACAGAACTGTGGTCTACGGAATTGTCAAAAAGTCTGATCTCCTTTACGATCCTGCGTTTAATCGCAGTACAACCTAAAGTTTGAGTTGAGAAGTCAATAGATGTATGTGCCGCAATAGCGTCACCGACATTTAAGA